CTGTTCGGGTCGTAAGTGGTTGAGTGCTGAAAGCGTAAGACTTCTACAAGAGCGCCAATGCCGTAGTGGTTGTGGCCGTTGTTGTACAACGCGTAACACATTTTGGTGAGTCGTTCAATGACCCACGGGTTTGCTTCTTTGAAGGCTTCGTATTTGAGTTTCTCGGCTGGAACTTCGAGAACGTCAAAAAGAGATGGTTGCATTGCTTTCCTCCTGCGGTCGGGGTCCCGCTATTACGGGACGCACTTGGTTGTCAGTCATTAGACCGACTTCCAGACCAAATGTCAAGTCACTGCACGTTGAGTGTAGGAAAAGCCTCAATGGCATCTAAAACGGCTTTTGGCAGGCTGTCTCCGCAGACATAGCGAATATGCCATGCTTCAGCGTTAGCACCGTTTTTGACTTCCCATGAGAACCCAAACTTTAGGGCGTTGCTGGTAGAGAATCCGTCGCCTAGTAGCCATTCGAGTCGTTTGCCTGAGGCTGAGGCGACATCTATGGCGAGCCCCCAGCCGTGGTTGCTCGTACCGGGTGTGCCTGCTGGGGCGAAACCTTGTTTCAGCCACCAAACTTTCCCGTTGTATTTGCGGGTCACTTGAGGTTTACGAAAGTTGGGTTTAGCTTCGTACCGTTCATTGAACAGGGCCACCTGTTGGGCTAGTGGGCGATATGCGCCAACGTGCTTAAGTTCTATTCCGTCAAAATATGCGGCGAGCTGTAACGCGTTCCATGCTGTGGCCGCGAGGCTGTGCAGTTTGCCGTTTGGGGCTTTGATGTCGCGTAATAGGGCTGGTTTGATTTCGCCGTTCTTTTGACCTTCTAGGTCTGAAGGCATGATGATGGGTAGTACCGGGTAGTCAGTCATCTTGTTTGTCTCCTTTGTCCTTTAGGCCGTTACTTGCCAAGATTCCAGATAAGGCACCGGTAAGAAACAACATCATTGGTGATAGTAACGCCCACGCTGATTCGTCATTAGGGCTGACTTCCAAAGGTTGAATTACAAATAGCAGGCCGTACAACAAAGCTGCAGTTGAACCTAGAAACGCTACGGCTAAAGCAATACCCACGATAAGAATTAGTCGGGCTTTAATTTCTGAGTTTGTGTACTTTTTCATTGGTTGCACCTTTGGGCTGTGGGTTGGGTTTCGCAGTTGTTTCGAGTGCGGTCGCTACAGCTGGTGATGACCAGCATGAGTGCAATGGCAAGAGCGGCGATCACGGCAAGCGTTTTCATGCTTCAGGGTTGCTTCCGGGTGTCCAGTTGCAGGACTCTGGGTCGTCGTATAGTTCTGATAGTTCACACGGTTCGTGGCAAACACCGCATACAACATATTCGGGGTCGCCACAGAAGTATTCGTTGACACCGTTTTCTGGGCAGGTTTCGTTTGTGCAAGTAACTGTTTTCATTATGCGGCCTCGTAAGTTAATTTGAATCGGAGTTGGTCAGTATTTGCTAAAGCAAGGTTTGGCGATGCACCCCAATTGCTGCCAGTTTGATAAAAGGCTGAAACTACTGACGCGCTGACTGTGTAGGGAAGGACGTTATACATCGTGTTTGTGCTTGCGTCGTAGATAAAACCACTGCCGATCATTGCGCCGGTGTTTTTGCATGATATTGGCAAACCAAATTCAACGCTTGCGCCTAAAGTACCTGCGCTAGTACAAGTTAAAAATAGTTCAACCACGATCAATTTTTGAATTTGGCAATATCTCGCATGGTTAATTGTTTTAGTCACTGTTGCCGATTGTGTCAGGGTCGGCGTGTAATCAACCCATGCGGCCCCGATGGTGTTAAGCGTCGCCGCCGTCAACACCTGCCCGCTAGTTGTCCCTGCTGTCCACTGTGTAGCCATAATGTTTTCTCCTTTACCAGCCGAGACGGTCGGTATCTAAAACACCAAAATAAGTGTTGTTTAAAATGAACTGCGAATACACGTTTGCTGGCGTAAAATACATAGTACAAAAAGTTGATTCAGGCGTAGCGTTAACTCGTATACCTTCACCAATACACGGCACAATCGTGTCCGACACAGCACCAGGTGCTCGATAGTAAATATTAAACAATCCGCTATGGCCACCACCAAATAACAATACGCCAAAACTGTTTGTGTTAAAAGTTCCGTTTGTGTCCGTGGTTGCTTGTCTTGTTAAAGCCGCCGAATCTTGTGCGTCTAATAAAAAATCAACTTCAAAACGGAAATTGGTATCAGAAAAAGCGTTGGAATACCAACTAGCTGCAGAATCCGCTTGTGCTTCAGTGGAATAGTAAGTGTTGAGATTGTAAGCCTTTTCGCCATACAAAGCCACGCTGGCCGCATTGGTTTCCGTTTGAGCCGCCAGACCTGAAGTGGGCGTAACCGTTACTTGATTATAAAAAGGTTTGGTGTATCGAATACGCCGAATGCTTTGATAGCCAAGTTGGGTACTTGTAGCTGTACGCCCAATAGTGCAAGGCGAAACAACGAACCCACCAGAAAAAGTTCCATAACCACATTCAGTTGGGTTAATTGAAATCAAATAAGCATTTTCTGCATTTGCAAGAGTACGAACATAGTCACCCGGCGAACCTGTAAAAGTCTGTGCCGCCATGTTAAATCTGCTAGCACCTACACCAAAATAACTGACATTTTCGCTAACTAAACCATTAATAGTTGAGACTTGATCTTGAGTTGTCCCTGCAGCAATAGAAGCACCTGTCAATTGTTTTAATGAAATAAGACCCAAAGCATTAAGAAATTGAATAGTTATTGTTGAATTAACACCGTTACCGGGTTCGTCGTTGTAATTAAAATCGAAAGCTTTTCCTGATACGTCTGCGTAAGTGCTGCCGCCGATTTTTAGTTTGACCCCTTGTTGGTCGTTCATACCAATAGGAAAAGTTGATTCGGTGTTGTTATAAAAAGTTGCTGTTAGCGCCGTCGTGTTACAAGGCGAGTCGACAGAAGTACGCCCAAGAAAATAACTAAAAGATTTTAAAAGGCTTGTGTATGCCGTAGTTGAAGTTTCCCAACTATAGAAAGCCATTAGCGGACCGCCAGCGGCAATGTTCCGTTAGTTGAAATGTATCGACGCAAAGCGGCCACAATTTGATTGGGGTCGCCACCGTTGACATTGACCGTGATGTTCGCTCCGCCACCCATTGCGTGGTTCGGCGTAATGTTCCCAGACGACGACGGTGTAAACAACTCTGGCCCGCGCTCACCCACAAGATAAGTCGAGCCACCAGCGACCGGACCCCCGAGGGCTCTTGCGCCACCAAACCGCCGTTCTTCAATTCCTGTGTTGACTCCTCTTCCAATTCGATCAATTAAAGTAATAGCGCGATCTAATTGTTCAGTATCAACAAGGATTCGAATCTGATTCTTTTCCGCATTAGTTAACGTCACTGTGCCAGCGAGGGCTAGGACCATCAGCTGAGCGTTAATTAGGCTTTCGTTATATTCATCAACTGCCTCTTTTGAACCGCCGTAAGCCTCAACCGCTTTTTCTTTAAGACCAGCCAACTGTTCTTTAGCGTCGGTCATAGCACTCTCAAGTTTTAGCGTGCCGATCAAGGACTGCCATTTAAGATCAATGATTGCTAACTCTTCAGCTTGCTGCTCAATTTGGAGGTTCATCAAAGCCATTTCTTCGCGACCTTCTGCAAGCCTTGAATTGACATATCCGCTATACGCATCGCCAAGAGATTTTGCAGCTTCTTCAGCCGCTTTGGCGTTTTCTTCGTTGTCGTTAAATAAGCCGCCTAATGCGCCGAGAGCCCTTCCAAGGGGTCCCTCTTTCAGTTGTCTACCTAATCCTTCCCAACTGGTCAAATCTTTTAAGTCAGACACGATGTCAATAAAAACGCCGCCAGCGTTAATAACAAAAGCGTTCCAAATGTCACCAAGTTCTTGAATGGTTTCTCGGTACTCTTTAGCCTTTGCTAGTTCTTCATCCGAGATAACTTGCGCGTTCGACACAGAATCTAAAGAGGCTTTAAGATCGTCTGCGCCCATCTCAATAAGTTCGGCCATGGACTGCCAGCCCTTACCAAGCAGCTGCGCCGCAACCGTTGCTTTTTGAGCTGGGTCTTTAATGCCTTTAATTCGTTCAATGGTCTTAAGGAAAGTTGCGTTGACGTCTAACGACCCATTTTTCAAATAGACAAGGTCAACACCAAGGTTTCGCACCTTGTCTGGGTCCGCACCAATCGTTTTATTGAGTCGACCAATCGCACCTTCAACGGCGTCTACTGGGATACTCAGATCGCCCGCTACCTCAATATAACGTGACGCGTCCTCAACCGATAATCCTGTTGCATCCGCAAATTTGCCTGACGCTAACGCGATGTCTTGAAAGGCTGTGATTGCTTTAGTTGCAAAAGTTGCAAGAGCGGCCCCACCTGCAATAGCAAGGTTGCCAGCGTTGGCTTTAACTGCGTCTAAAGCAACTTTAGAGCCAGCTTTAAACTTGCCCATTCCACCTTCAGCGTCACCAACAGCAGTTTTAAAGTTACCAAAAGCGGCTTTAGCGGCCTTAATCCCTGAGTCTGAGAACTCGGTAAGAATCGGAATGTTAATTGCCATCAGAATTTAACTTTCATTAGTTCCTTGTTCGCTTCAAAGATTACCTCTTTGATAACAGGCTCTAAGGCTTTTTGGAAGTCTGGGATCGCTTTTTCGCCACCAGCCCAAACCATGCGCGACGGACCGCGACCAATCTTTTGCGTAAGTAATCCCGAAAAGTTTGGGCGACTACGCGGACCACCACGGCCTCCACCGCCAGCCTTGCCAGCCATATCTGCAATCGCGAGTGCTGCACCTTTTGTCCCTACAGTGATCGTGCCAATAGTTTCATACTGGGCACCTTTTTCAATGTTGCGTTTGCGTGCTTTTCGAGTGTTGGTCTTAACCACAATGTTCTTGGTCTGACCGTTCTTCCACCCGGTACGCCACGGGCCGTCCATGCCTCGAGTGGGCGACGACGACGGAACCAGCGGTGTAATTGCGTCAACAACGACCTTGCCTAGTTCACGGATCTGCTTGCCGTAAGCGCGACGCAATTTAGGGTCAATGGAATTGATCGTCCGCAGAGCTTCTTTAAGCCCTGTTGGTTTAAGATCTATTCCAAGACTCATTTTTTGCTCTCGTTCTGCTCGATTATCAACCTGATCATTTCGTCAATGATCTGGGCTGGTGTTTCCATCAGATCCAACGGACTGATGCCTGTACGAACAGCGAGCTGCGCGATCAGGTTAGTGGCTCTTCCTGCGGGCCCTGTTTGGCTTTTGGGATAAACGTGATATCCATGACGTTCTCTACCCAAGTGCTAAACAACGGCACCACAATTTTCTTGGTTCGTAACGCATCCCAAGCCAACCATGCGAGAGGCTTGAACTTCATGTCCTCTAAGAAACGGCCCACGGAGAGCGTGGGGTGATGATCTTCCCACCTGCACGCAACTCCGTAGGTGATCGGTGCTTCGAATGTTTCACCGTCAGCCATTTCTACTTTTAATGTCATGCCAATCATGTCGGGGTCCTTTTGTTAGTTGTTGATTACGGGCTGGTGATGTCGCGCACCCACGTGCCGCCGACATAACTTACGCTTACTTGGCTGAGCTCTGAAACGGTCGTTACGATCGGCGTGAACGAAGCCAACATGGCATTACTGATTGTGTATTCGGGGTTACTGGCGGACTCGGTTGTGCCTGCTGGTGAGATGACCAGAGTAGTGGTGCCGTCGCCGACCTGATCAAACAGGGTGGCTTCAATTTCGCCTGTTCCGTAGTTCATGAACATCGTTAAGGTGACGTTCACCATTTGGAGGCCTGACACGAAGCGGTGTCCGGTATCGCCAAAGGTCGTGGATTCGAGTGAGTCGTATCCGATCTCAAGTGAGGCGGCTGAGGTGTTCTGAGTGACGTCCACTCCACCGATGGTGACGGTTGGGTTGGACAGGTAAACGGTTTTTGTTGTGGGCATGGTTTTTCCTTTATGGGATGCGCTTGGAAGCGATTCTGATTGTTAGGTCGTATGCGGGTAGTTCTTGTGAACCGATTTG